AAAGTGTCGGTATTCGATTTGGGGCTCGCTTTGGCCACCATCGAATCTCCTGTCTATTGAGAAGACAGGTTCTGCGGGGGTCCTCCCCTGCAGTAGGTCTTTATAATATAGACCTCTAGCAAGCCTGAAAAAGGTTTGCTGCGGTTTCTCGATTTCGCGAAACCGCATGGAGCGAAGCATTATCTTCGCTTCCTCAGTCCTTGGTTCAAGAATTGCTTCAGGGGGTAACAACCCCTTGAGACCCTCCAGTTTTGGAAGGTACAGGTGGTGTTTATGCACCACCTTGTCAAGCCTGTCTGATCTGACAAACTTGTGACTGAACATATTGTTCAGAAGCGAGACCATTCTGAACTTGGTCTCGCGGGGGTTGTGAGTTTTGTCGTCCACAACCCTCCTGAGGAATTCCGGCGAATGCGGGAATCCTCCGTCACCACCCATTTCTAGGGGGGTGAATGGGCAGAGAGTGTCTCTGTCCTGCGGTACCAGAATATGTTGGTACAGCGATGCCATGGCAAAATGAAGCCTGGCGTCCTGGTTAACTTGGTTAACCCATCGCGACTCCTTGCCTAGGAGGGCGAATCTGCCTTGATTTGTGGCAGAATACGCATCTGTTTCCAGTTGCGTTGGGATCAGGAGTCTGATCCTTGGGTAGTCTAAATATAGTAACTCCTTGCCCCGTCTCATACGGACGTGGTTGGTATCATGCGCATATTGCGGTAAAATGGTACCCTCCTCGCAGTAGAATGCGAAGTGTTCAGAGATGTATGTATCATCTTCTGAGATCTTGAAGAACTTTTCAAGGTTAAGCAAATGATTACTCAATTGCTTGTAATGAGAGCTTAAAGCCATCTCGTCATCCCCCACTAGTGTGTAGGTGGATAGCAGACTTAATCTGCAGCAGTAGTCATGGACTACAGTCAACATGAATTTAGTCATCATGTCACCCATCAACCAAGATCTCTTGGCTGTGACAAGGCCAAATCCTTGGCCCTGTGGCACAAAGCAGTAACGCTTTGAGCAGTACAGTGTTTTCATAAGCACTGACAAACCCCTGGGCATCCCTGGGGTTAGTCTTATCATATAATGTAAGACTTCTCTGGCTACATCTTTATTACCAAAGTCAGTTGCCTCCGACAAATCTGTCGAGAGGGCATACACATTACCTTCCTGTAGTGTGTCCCAATTCTCATTCTGAGGATTGAGAGTCTGTTGGAGGAATCTCCACAGATGCCGGTCTGCGCGCAGACCGGATTGCACCCCTTTCGATTTAAGGGTTGCTTGGTATACATGTGCGAAAATGCCCATGAGAACCTGGTACGCATATGGTGCGACCGTTATCGTCCTAGCCTTTCCAGGCTCCGCGACGACATGCACACGTACACAACGTACGTATGCGGGGTGGTGCAAGATATTGTGCACCGCCCAATTCAAAACATCCTCTGATGTTCGAACAGGGGTCGGAGTTATGTACTCCGGCTCCAAGGTCTCGAAGTTATACCGAGCCTTTAGCGACTTGCTTCTTGCAAGCTGCTGAGGAAATGTGGTCTTCCCACCTTTCGCGCGCGTCTTCTCCAAACACGCGGTAGTCCCAACTGATAGGACTGCCTTCGAGGGATCAGCGTCCCTCGCTCCACCCAACGTTTCGATCAAGATCGCTGGGTTCATCTGCACCTTTTCGGAAGGCGTAGACACCGTCGAGATGAATTTCTCAATGGAGGTCCGCAGCATTTTATTGTCTGCGAGACCTGTGGCCCTGGTTTGA